CTTCTCAATTGATTTTATCAATGCTTACAACTGGCTTATTCTTCAAATAGAATTCAAGTCATCTTGGTGAATCATATATTCATCTTGATTCAATAGTTTGTTTCTGTGTTCATAGAGAAAAACTATCTACTCAACAAAGATTGTTCAACTTCTCATTTGCTGAATTCAAGAATGATGTCAAAAGTGTATCTTGACTCGTATCTGATTCGTCCATTCATAGATAGGCTTTGAATTGTGCAAGTGTTGAATAGCTCATTATGATTGTTTCTTACTAAATTATTTCTTTTTGCTGACTTTCTTTTCAGCTTTCTTTTCTTCTTTTGCTTCTTCTTGAACTTCTTCTCGGTGGCTTCCATATGCTCTTAATAAGTATTCAGCCATTGATTTATCAAACTCGTGTTTTTCTCACTTCTTGATTTCTACTCAATCAACGAGTTCATCTTCAAGAATTGCTTTTAATATTTTCTTCTCCATTTCTTGTTTAGATATTGATATAAAGTTCTTTGGAAGAACACCATATTGCAGATGTTCTTCCATTGAATTTATGCTATAATGAAACATTTACTCCAAGTCCAACTGTCTTTCCAAGTCCAGCTTTGTTGTTTACAATAGCGAATCAGAATTCCATAGTTGCAACGATTTTGATTCCTTTTCCAAGAACACGTCCAACTTCGATTTGTAAAGGTTTTCCGAAACCATACTGAATAGCTGGCTTATAAACACAAGCGAAACTTCCTTTTGTATTATCAGAAGATGTAGCTGAAACAACTCCTGTTGAATCAGTCTTTGCTGGGAAGTTCTTTGCAACTAATACATCTATATTCCAGATTTTAGCCAAAACACCAGTTGATATTGTTGCGTTTGGTCAGAATTTGTCCATAGTAATCAATTCAGACAAAGCTAATGATTTGCTATAAACATTGCTTGGCTCAATGAATAATAAGTCATTTAATTCAGCTTGATATCTTGGGTCAAGAACATCTTTAACTGCAAGATATTGTGCAGATGTAAGAGTTCCAACAGAAATAGCTGTATTTGCGATTCCAACTTTTCTGATTCCATTATCTTGCTGTGCGTAGTAAGCAGTTGCTGAATATGTTCAGTTTACATTTCCAGTTGTTGCACTATCTCCATTGATTATTACAGCGTCAATAGTTTCACCAGCACTTCTGTTTACTCTTTCTCTAATGATAGCTTCTAATCTATCAGTAGCATAAGTAAGTTCTCTATCAGATACATCAACAGTAGTGATGAATTGTCATTGAGAAATAACTACTTTATCAGTCATTGGTCAATTATTAGCTGGTGTAAGACTTCCAGCACCAGTTGTCCATTCAGTATTTCATTGGAATAAGTTTGCTTCTCCAATTACTGGAACAACTTCTGAAATAGCCATATTGTTTCCGTGATTTCAAGGAAGTAATGGCAATAATCTTGAATAGTTTCCTAACATATCAAGTAAAGGGTCTGCTACTACATTAGTAGGAATTAATTCAGCTCAAAAGTTTGTAGCTCACGTGTTCATAACTTCGTTTGCTTTTGCTTCTTCTTCTACTTCTGGCTTTTCTACAACTTCTTCTTTTACGAAGATTTTTGCTTGTTTTCTTGCTTCTGCAATAAGGTCTTTGAAGTTCATTTGTAATTAAAATACGAAATAAAGATTATAAAGATTTGATGATTGACGCAATGTCAAAGTATCATCATTTTTTAAGTGGTCTTTTATATTGAAGTCCACTATTGACTGGTGTATTCTTTACAGCAGTCGCCATTCTATCAATAGTTTCTAATGATTCAGCGAAAAGCTTCGTCATTTGTTCAACTTTTGATTCAAGTGATTTGATTTGCTCATCTTTCATTGCAAGCTTATCATCAAATGATTTCGTAAGCTGTGCGATTTTAGACTCAAAATCGAATCATTTTTGTGATTCTACTTCCATTGATTTAGTTTCAACGATTTCTTCATCGTGTTTTTCAACGACTTCAACATCGTTTGATTCAGTTTCAGAATCATTTTCAGAACTTTCTTCAACTTCTGCTTCATCACTTATTTCAGAATTTTCATCTGCTCAATTGATTTCGTTGATTTCTTTAATTGTGTCTTCTTCCATTAAAGAATCATCAACCTTTGTTTCTACTTCTTCTACTTCTTCTGAATTTATAGTTTCTACTACTCATTCTTTCTTATCGTCTGCTTCTTCGCAAATCTCTTTTGCTTCAACTTCTTCGTTTGGGCGTTCTTCTGTTTCTTCTATTTCTTCTGACTCAATTTCTTCTGATTTTTCTTCTTCTTGAACATCTGCTCATTCTTCAACAGCTTCTTCTGTCTGCTCACTTTCTGCAACAGTCTGAACTGATGTTTCTTCTTCTTTTTCTTCGCTTTCTTCTTCTACAACTTCTTCTTCTGATTCTTCTTCGTGTTCTTCTACTTCAAGCAAATCTTCAATAGACTTACTCAATGCGTATGGGTTCATTGGAACAGAAACAACACTTATCTCGTAAAGCTCTAAATCTTTAATGATGTTTGTCATATCATATGTTCAATCTGCAAGCTCACGAACATCAGTATCATAATCTTTTACTGAATATCAGATTGAGAAAGCTCTTAATACTCCATTCTTGATTAAGTCCATTACTCAATCAGTATTCTGTGATATCTTGGCTTTGATAAATAATCAGTTGTCATCAATATTAGCTTCTTCAACAATTCCAATTGGCTTGTCCATTTTATGTTGAAGCAAAACAATTGGGTTTGTCATATATCTTTCTAATGCTGATTGAAAAGCTTTTGGCTCAACAACATCTCATCATCTGTCTTTGTCTTTTGTTGAAGCATATCAGCTTATCTCAACAGCTCAATCTTCTGTTTCTTTCACAGATTTTGTTTCTCGAAGTGATTGGAAGTATCACTTGTCTTTTACTAATTTGAACTTCTTCATTGTTCTTTTGTAAGATATAAATCTATTTTGCTCTACGGTATAGAATTGTGCAACGACAATTTGGTCATCAAGGTGGAATGGCAACTCATACACTTGGGTATGTATAGTCAACACTCACTCGTCATAATTCTTCACATTCACGATGTTCTGGTCTTACTCTTGAATCGTGGCAAGTTTCTCGTTTCTTCTCCATAGGAATTCACACATCACTCAACTGTTTAATTGGCTGATAGTTTCAATATTCATATGCTTTTCATATTTCTGTAATCGCTATGGTATTAGCACGTCATTTTCAGAACAACACTTCACTTTTCTTTTCTATTTCTTTTGCAACTTCATCAACTGTCAGATTATTATCGATTCAATTCTTCAATATTTCTATTACATCGTGCTTCGTTGTATGGCTTATACTTCATTTGTAATCTGATAGCTCTAATTCTCATCGATAATTCTCATAATTACTTATTACATCTTCATAGTATCTGAATCAATTTTCTTTCAATAACGGCTCTAATAATCTATAACTTCTCTTATATCACTTCTCGACTGACTTTTTTATCTGTGGCTTCATTGAATCAATCATATCATATATTCACATACTTCTTCGGAATCATCATAACGGCTCATTGTTCTCTATGTCAAATCGGTCTTTCTTTTCTCTATATATATGCACGTGTTCATTGTTTAGCTTGTTTCGTGTAAGTTCTATATTGTATTTGTAGTTCTCATATAAGTCTTTTAGATGTGCTTGTAAGAATTCACTTTGTTTCTTGAATGATTTTTCGATTATCGTTCTGATTTTGATTTCTCTACGTAAGAGTCTTCTGTAATCTGCTGAAACGCTCATCGATTATGCTTCATCAAGTGATAAAACTGGGTCAAGGGCAACATCTTCAAGCAATACAACGTTTCTCGATACAAGCAACTTATCTGCATTCTCATCATCTATCTTTTGGAATCATCTTTCAATTCTTGCTTCATTGATTGTCATTATTCAGCATTGAACATCTTTTCTTAATCATTCCATTCGCTCTTGTGTTTCTTCAAGCTGTTCTCAATCAGCTTTTACTCGAATCTTTTTCCGTAAGTCTGGTCTGAACATTTCAAGCAACTTATTCAATATATGCTCAAAGTCTGATTCAAGTGGTCTTAATGTTCACTCTATGAATGCTTTTCTTTGCGTTTGTCAGTTTGAATAATTCACATCTTCTACATATCACAATTCTGTTTTAGGAACTCCAAAGACTGCTGATATCTTTTCTGTTGTAAGATGTCTTTGATTGATGAATTCCATATCTCTTGGTGAAAGTGATATTGTCTTTATCTCTTTTATTCATCAAGCAATAAGTGTTTTATGCTGATTATTGCTTCACTTGTATTGTGCTTCA